GTTTTCAATTTATAGCGGAACAATAGATTTACAGTTAACGGGGTTGTAATGCCCAAAAATAGCAACCCTCTCAATACTAAGTAACCCGCAAACCGAACCTGTTTGGTTGATTGCAGATCCATTAGAAACACAATTTACATTAGCATTGCTTATTGATAGTACACCGCCGTTCACCCCTTCAAATACACCAAGGCAATTCAAAGCTACAAATGCATTAACTACCACCCGAAAAGCCAAGGTTGTCGTTCCATCACCTGTTACCTGAAACACTTTAGCGTTAGGGCAGTCAACAACAAGATTATCAAATCTCATTCTGTTCAGCGTTGCGGTAAACATAAAGCCTGAGCCGGTATAGGTTATAAATGGAATATCAGTAACGACACTAAAAACCGCGCCGCCCTCAGCTATAAACCTTTTTCCTGTGGTGATGGGTGTCTTAATAAAATAACCAAACCCACTATCCAATGTAATTGTTGACCCGTCCTGTGTGGGGAAATCATCAACTGAATAGATCTCAATAATGTTACTGCCAAAATGAAAGTCGTACAGCTCTGTAAAGTTGGCTTCTGTCTTTGTGAAGGCATCAAAATAAGTGTCGCCTTCTTTCGCATCTGCATCACCTATGATTATATTCTGCTGTGCCACAATTACACCTCTGTCTTGTCTGTTGTTTGCTCGGTTGTGTCTATGGTAAAGCCCGTTGTATCAATCGTTACAGGCATGCCGCTACCTATCTGCTGTCTAATATCGAATAGCAATGAGCCGTTAACGCGCTGGCTATTGGTCTGATTGCTATCAACATAGTCATCACCGGCCCCGCTTCTTTTCCATAACTGGAATAATATATAGTCCCGGTCATCGAAGGACTTTTTTAGCTCTGAATTCTTGGATACCGTTGGTGGTAACCTCAGCGTCTTTGGTGGATTAACTCTATTAGGCATTACAACCCCGTTAACTGTAAATCTATTGTTCCGCTATAAATTGAAAACGGGACCGGATCGGACATTGAAAGTCTAAACCTAGCATTAAAGAAAATGGCTTCGTGAAACACTTCAACCTGTAACTTGTGCTCACCAGCCCGGCCAATTTCAACCCAGTCAACGTGTTTGAATGATCGGCCACCGTCTTCTGAAATTTCAACCATTAGCCTGGGATTGTCGCCTTGACCTAACACTAGGCCGACTCCAGTTTCCATGATAAATCTAGCGCCTGACATCGATATTTCTTTACCCTTAACACCAAGCGCGTCACTGGTTATGTCAGTGGTTATTCTTTCTCTTAGCATGGTGTCAGTATCTTGTGTGAACTCGTTCAATTTAAGCTCTAGGTTCTTACCACCGACACCAACGATCAGTTTGCCATAAGCCTGCAAAAATGAAGTAGCTGAATATTTCCCGCCTTCGGTGCCTGATGTTAAGTTAAACCATCCATTTGTGCCAAGTATACCATTAAGGCCAAACGTTACATTTTCACTAGGGAAAGTTATTATATAAAAGTCCTGGCCTTGTAGAGTTATGGCATGTCCAAATGCGTCATCAATCTTTGTCATGTTTTCTATTGCATTTGATATGCCATCATTAGATATGCGTTCGTTAATACCTCCTGATGCGCGATATATGGCCTTATCATCACCTAGCCAGTAAAGTGCTTTATCAGTGTTCACTAAGCTGTGTATAGCACCCAGGCCGACAGAGAATTGCTGGCCGTCTATTCTGTCAATGGGAGGTCTAAACGCTGATGTGTTATACCATGGCTCGGTTGTCCTCTTTCCAAATCTGTAATCAACCTGGTCGAAAACGTAATCTCTTACCATATCATCAGGGTTTGACTCTGCCGCCACACCATCAAGCCCGCTAATATCAAACGGATCTTGCGGTGCAGACATAAATGATATAGTTGCCGAGGTATAAATAAACTGGTTGTTAATGATCGTTACAGCTAAGACATCGCTTAAATTAACGTTGGTATTTTCAGAAAACACGTTAGTAAATGAGTTGTACACAAATACTTTATCCGCGACTATAACAAGGTTTTCACCATCATCAGCGAATATACACCGGTCAGTGCCGGGTACAATCCCTTTAGCTAGGTGAAGTCCATCGGAATTAATCTGATAAAGCTTATCGTTAACTATCTTAAACTGTACTTCCTTCATCCTGTGCTGGCCTCGGTCATTAGTGCCAACAGTTGAGCTAATAAGCTTTTGCCCAGGGAAGGAGTGAAGCGCTAATTGTTCTTTACCCAGTTCGGCATGCTGCAAATACATGTTAGATGTAAGTTGGCCAGACAAGGGCAATGATCGGCTAATGTAAGTCGGGCCTGCAATGGGGAATGTTACAGTCCTAAATGTCATGGGATAAAACTCTCTATTCTCATGTAAGGAGCAGGGCCATACCTACCCTTTTTGGCTGCTTTGTTTGCACCCTGTATTGCCGCTTGCATCTTTGAAAAGAATAAAACTGACTGCTCAGTGTTTTGTGATCGCAAGAATAACTGATGCAATGCGCCGTAAAGGTAAATATTAGGGTGCTTAGTCATGACGCTGTTAGTTTGGTTGGTCTTTGTTAGTGCATTAGGTCGCTTGTAATATTGAATAGTTAAATTATATTCAGCATCAGGAGTGCGGTTAAATTCTATCTGATCACCAATTACAGTGTAGAACTGTGGCCGACCTGGGGATATCTCTCTAACCAACTGCTCAGGCACTTGAAACTTAACGTCAAAAATACCATTGCCAGTTTCTAATTGAAAGCTGCGACCCTTTTCAAAACCTGCCGGTAATGATATTAACTTGCTGGTTGTCAGCAATACCGATATTGTTTCCATATCCCTGATCGTTAACTGGGTAGCTTCATTGTTATACATTTCAGTTTCGGCTAAAAGTATATAATCGGGGATCAAGTCTTGCTTATCCCTTCGGACACCCCAGGATATTATCGACTTTACCAAATCGTCAAAGTTTGCTAAAGCCATTATATGCGACCTCGCTTTGTTCTCAAGTTAGACCAATCGCTAGAATTAAGTTTAGCAATGAAGAATAGTTTATTATCTTTGTGTAGAGGGTTGCAATTTACAGCCCCTTGGGCTTTTAATTCATTCCACCACATCTCAATAACAATTAAAGGGATAGAGGCGACCTTGTGAAGGTCACCCTTCCAGTTATTGTTTACTTCTTGTTCTGCTAGATTAAGATCAAATATTTCCTTTGTGTTTTGGCGCTTACGCACAGTTACAACGCCGGTAGATGAATCCCTGTAAAAGTCTTCCCTAATGCCGGTGTAATGATCGAAATCTAGCAGTCTGCTCATCGTAATATCACCACAGTACCAAACACTTCAACCGCATTAGTTGATGCGCCAGTGGTTTCAATTTCAATAGCCTCACCAGATCTAACGCCATTCAAGCCAGTTGGCCGGGACAGGTCGAGGTCACCGGCTGCACTACCTGATTGCGCAATAGTGATGATGCCATTGGTCATTGCAACACCGTTAAGCTTAGGGGTTAACACTGCGTCAGCCGTAGCAATAGCGCCGTTAAGCGCCGTGCGTATCTCAACAACCTGGCCTTCAAACTCATCAGGGATCGGGATAAACACTTGCCCGGCAGTGGAAACATCAGCAATATAAAACTGGAGTGTAACCTTGTTTAGGTTAAATGCGCTCATTCTTCGTACTCCTCTTCAATAGCCCGGCACTTTCTACCAACTTTAACCGCTTCTATTGGCAACTCGGTGACATTTCGCTGCTTACTTCCGTCTGTATTTAGGATAAATAAATTATCACCGTTCTTATTCCAGATTCGGACGTAAACCTTCTGGCCTTCCTTATTTAGATAAGCAAAGCTCTTTTTAATCAAATACTTTTTAGCCATCATTGTTCCTTAAGCGGGGCTTTCGCCCCTTTAGATTAAGAGGTGGTTAAATCAAAAACACCACCGCTAGCGGCTTCGTTTCGTGATTCAAGCGTATACTCAGATAGCAACTGGACGCGATCAGAGTCACCAGTTTTAGCAAGTGGCGTCTCTAAGAAATCGGCAATTGTTGCCTGGGCCCACATATCAGACTGCAAGATCAATGCATCACGGCTTCGTTGAAAGCGGTTAGGCATTACTTTTAATTCACCAAAGTCTGACACGTAAACGTCAATAGCAGTCGTTAATCGCTTGTCTGATGCATCAACAGTGCGTGTTGCATTGCCAGAAAATGCTGACATTGCTTGTTTGTTGAATGAACCAACCATTACTAAATCCGGTTCACCGCCTTCTTCCCATATTGATGCCAACACCAGTTTAAAGTCGGATTCAATAAACGCACGTTGAGTGCCATCAGTGCGTGCGTCTGTTCCGTCACCGGTTGGATCTGCACCACCTACACCAAAATCGGTATTGGTTGTGATCCATGCGGGGACACCGGCCAACTCAGGGGCCGTGGTATCATTACCGGTCACCTTTGCTTTATTCAATAAAAGAACAGTTTCTTTGTCGCGCTTTAACTCTTTAGCAATCTTCATGACTTGGTAATCCATTTCATCACCACGGCCAGCAGTATCGATTTGTTGCTGTG